CAGGGTCGGTGCTGTCGATTGGGCTAAGATACATGCGGCCAGAGCCGGCATTGTCGTCAAAACCAGCACGCACTAGACCAATGCGGCCGTCAGCCCACAGGGCCTGGAACACATAACCTGGATAGTTGGTGGTGCTGAGTCCAGCTGCGGCAAAGAAGCTGTCAATGGTGGACTGAGCACTGGGACTGGCACCCAACAACTCTAGATAGTAGTTATACACATTGGAGCCAGGAGGAACAGTATAGTAGGTTCCATCCCACGATCCTCCTACAGCACTAACGGAGCCAAAGTCACCAGCATTGATGGTCAGGCTAGGCAAGGGTGTGGTGTTGGTGATGGTGATAGGATAGTTGACAGTAAACGGATAAGTCAAGCCTTCGCTCAAATACATGATCAAGGGCGAAATACCGCTGATGTATGCTGTGCCGTTGGTAGCGGTGCTGCCGGCACCCAAGGTAATGTTATAGAATGCCGGTCCTGGCAGAGTATTTAGGAAGGTGTTGTTACTGGTTGTGGTAGATAAGACTAGGAAACCAGTGCCGGTGCTGGGACCGCTTGCGGAAAACAAAGGACTGTTGATGGTAAAACCAGTAGGGTCGTTTACTGTAGCTGTGCTGTCTTCCAGTTGATTTCCAGCTATGACAGGTGGGCTCATTTCGGCATAGCCAAAGGAGCCGTCAACTCCGGGAGTTGGAGTACTGCCGCTGACCGCACCCATTTGCCAACCGGGGCCTACCTGCCATCCGTTTTGTATCTGTACTGTGAATGCTACCATGATTCTGTTCCTTGTGTTATCTGTTACTTATGCCTGCGGCCAACAAAAAAGCACCTTGCGGTGCCTTCTTGCTCTTCCCATCCCGAAGGACAAGATGATTCTGTGCTTCTCTGATTAGGAGAATGACAAGTTTTGTACAGCGATCTCGCCAACATAGTCAGCTGCGTTACCGAAGCTGGATGCTGTGTTGGTCAACTCTACGAAACCATAACGTGTCATGAATGATACGACTGGTTCGAAAGTTGATGGATCTAATACAACACCACTGCTCATTAAAGGAATGTATGGGCAATAGAACGCGGCAGCATCTGCCTCGCTTGTACCCTTATAGCCTACTAACACGCTTTGTGTATCTTGAGCATAGCTGTTTACAAACACACGCATTGCACCGTTGAGTGTACCAACAAACTTGGTGTTTGTAGGTGCTTCAAATGTGCCTTCTGTTGTGCGAGCAAAAGCTGAAGTTGTTGCAGACTGCAATACAGTCAAGGAAGCTGGAGATACAACACACCAGTTACCAGCGCCACGACGTGTACGCTGAGCGATCAAGTTAGCAACGCGGTTGATCAACACTGCCAAAGCGGCGTGCTCATCACCAACGAATGTTGCTGTACCGGATACAGTAGCTTGGTTGTATGTGTACTCTGTAGCTGCCAATGTCTGGAGGCTCAAGAGGATCTCTTGGTCGATCTCAGCTGTGATCTCTTGTGCAAGAGCAGCCATGATCTCTGCTTCAACGTCAATGCCATGCATGGCTTGTGCGTCTTGTGCAGATTCAAATGTCCAACGAGCTTGTAACTTGCGTGTCTTAGCTTCAACAGCTTGTTTCAAGATCTGTACGGAAATTTGCTTACCGCCTGTACCTTCCATTGTTGCTGTGTTGTTACCAGTGTAACCACTAGCTGTTGTTTGGCCTTGTGGTACAGTGGAGTATGCAGTAGCGATTGTGAATGGGCTCAAAGCTTCTTGGCCAGCTGTAACACTGGTAGCAGCTTGTGAGTTATCCTGCAAACTCTGTGCATAACGAACACGCAATGTGTGGATTTGACCAACAGGACCTGTCATTGGCTGTACGCCGACCAACTCGTTAGCGATAACAGTTGGCATAACACGTCGAATCACTGGCAGAATCACACGGTTTAATGTAGCGATGTTACCAGAACCAGTTGAACCAGAAGTTGCATTTTCACGCAAGTACTTCTTGGTATTTTCAAGGATTACACTCATGGAATTGCGCTTGGAGCCTGTGAGGCCTTCTAGCAACGCATCCTTGGTTTCGTCCCAACGACCTTCTAATAATTCTTGTGACATTTAAGTCTCCTTTATTATGTCTTTGGTTTACAGCCCTGCCAAACGCTTTAGATCGATCACGTTGGATTGTTCTTCAACTTGATCTGCATCTGGACTGCGGGCAGATTTATCGCCAGTGGCTTCGGATAATGATTCTACAATCACCTTGGAGGCTTTTGTGGAACGATCTTCTAAAACCGCTGGTAGATACTTTTCAAAAGCACTGGACAAACGTGTTGTCTGTACGCTTTCGAGCAAATTACGCATCACTTCTGCTTTTTCCTTGTTCAAAGGAGCCAGCAATTCCTCTAAGGCAGCTTCACGCTGATTAGATTCTTTGATGATACGTATTTCGCGTTCTTTGTTTTCAACCAGGACTTTCGCCTTCTGGGTGAATTTGATGGCTTCGGCCAATTTAGCATCTTTGGCAGCGATTGTGTCATGCAGTTTACGAACTTCTTGCTTCTCATTTAAATGAGTTGCGCCAAATTCACTGGCATACGCTTCAAAAATGCGACGACCAAAATTGTTCTCGCGAGCAACCTTGATGTCTTCTTTCAACTGACTGAGTTCACCCTTAAGATGTGTGCTAACAGCGTTGGACATCTTCTTGGCGCTTTCTGTTACAAAACGTGCCTTGAGTGTTTCCAACTGAGCGCGAGCTTCACGCACCAAACGAACTTTTGTGTTGACCACATCTTGTTTGTCTGTTGCAAATTCTTGAATCTCGCGTGCCAGTGCATGTACTACGAAACTTTCCAGTTTCTCAATACCTTCACTGTGCATCTTGCGATCTTTGCGCAGTTCGCCAATTTCTTCAGCAAGTTTGGTAACCATAAAGTTGTTGAACTTTGTGGCTGACTCTTTCATCTTGCTTTGGAAACGGACGCGATCTTCTGCGAGTGCTTGCTTTTCAGCTTGTACCTGCTCGAGTTCTGCGGTTAGACCTTCTGTTACCATACGATCCAGGGCTTCCACCATCACTGACTTGTCATGCTCATAGCGTTGTGCAAACTCTTCGCGGAGTTCTGCACGTACCTGTTCACGAGCTTCGTTCAACTTGGCTTCCCATGCTTCTGAGATTTGCTGTTGAGCTTCTTCGTTGATCAGATCGCTATCTAGTAACGGTTTAATAGCATCTAGCATATTATTTCCCTTCAATCTTGAGACCACGGATCAGACGAACTACTTCGTCCTTGACGTATCTCTGTGCTTTGTTGCTCTTGGCTGGGTCTTTGAACATGTCCAACAGGCGTTGTCCACCGGCATGATTTAACAGGCCTTCGTAGATCGCTGTGGGGTATGCATTTGGAGCACTTGGCTGAGCAACCACATCTACAGTGACGATTTCAAAGTCACTGACATGTCCGTTATGGTCGTTGACATTACCGCTGCCACGACTACTAACACCTAATTTCACACCCGACTGCAACATGGTCTTGACCAGTTCGCCCATGGGTGTTGGCAATATCTTTAATGTGCCCATGCCAGCTGGACCTTCCATCCACATTTTTTCAATCATGTGACTCACACGATCTAGATTGATTTTCAAATCATCTGGATGATCAACTTCGCCCAAAACTGAGTGACCGGTTTTGATCTGTTCGTTGATGGTATCAACTGCCTTGGCAATTTCATTTACAGGATATACACGCTCGTTGGCGTTTCTTACGCCGCCCTCAATGCAAACACCACGTAACTTCATGGTCTTGCCAGAGCCATCGTGGGCTTCCTCAGTGAGCAATTCAATGCCCGCCTGAGTGAAGCTTAGATGTTCTTTTAGATATCGAGCCATATCTCTGAATTAACCTTTTGGAAAAGGTGTTTTTGTGTTTACACCAGCGGCTTGTGCTGTAACTGGCTTGGGTGCAGCTGCTAACTTGCTGTTGGCTGTGCCTTTGCCTGGTACATTCTTAAACTTGCCTGCTTCTGGCAAATCGCCAGATTTTGGTGCTGGACGGCCTTGAGCTGTATCACCGGTCATTTTGACTGGGCTCGCTGCCATACCTTTTGCGCCACTGTTAAAAGCAACTACGCTTTTGTTGTTGGCACCATCATCGCCGTGTGTTGGAGCTGGAACCTTGTCTAATGTGACATTTTCCATCATTTGGTCATCGGCAAAAGCCATGGTGTCGTCTTGTGCCAATGCATCACCGGCCAATTCTTCACCTTCTTCGCCTGCCAAATCACTGTGCTCACCTTCTTCGCCGGCCATCAATGACTCAAACTCGGCCATCAATTCGTCTAACTTGTCTTCCAAGTCAACCACGCGATCTTCGATGTCGCCTTCGTCATGGTCTTTTTCCATGTCGTGTGTGAGGTCTTCGCCGTCTTCTTCGGCTTCGTCGTCAAACTCCTCGTCGTTTTCCATCATGCCGGATTCGTCGGTTTCAACGTCGTCGATCAAGTCATCAGAAGCATCGCCGCCAATGGACTCGTCCATTTCTTCTTCTTCCATGCTTTCGTCT